TCGGTTCCGTTCGCGCGCGCCTTCGCCGATCCGAAGTATCGGCGCGTGGTGCTGGTCACGGCGGCGCAGAGCTCCAAGACGGAGACCTTCCTCGACATCATCGGCGAGCGGCTGGACAATCGGCCGGCGCCGATCCTGTACGTTGGGCCGAACAAGCAGTTCATCACCCAGCAGTTTGAGCCGCGCATCCGCGAGCTGTTCGAGCAGGCGAAGTCTCTGACCTCGAAAATGGTCGGCGGCATCGACGGCAAGCAGCAGTCGCAGACCTTGAAGCGGGTGAACGGCACGCGCCTCCGTCTTGCTCACGCGGGCTCGTCCACCGCGCTGAAGTCCGATCCGGCTTCGATGGCGCTGGTCGACGAGTACGACGAGATGCTGGCGAACGTGAAGGGGCAGGGCGATCCGCTCGGCCTGGTCGAGGCTCGCGGCGATACCTACGCAGATTTCGTCACCGGCATCGTCTCAACCCCATCGGTCGGCATGATTGAAACCGAGCAGGACGAGGCGAGCAGGCTTGAGTTCTGGAAGCCCACCGATCCGGACGCGATCGCCGACGTCAAATCGCCGATCTGGCGCCTCTGGCAGGAGGGCACACGGCATCACTGGTGCTGGCCGTGCGTCCATTGCGGCGACTATTTCGTGCCGCGCTTCAAGCTGCTCGAAATCCCCAAGAACGCCACGCCGCTCCAGGCGCGGCGTGAGGCCTTCGTCCGCTGCCCGCACTGCGGCGGCGTGCTCGAGGAGCGGCACAAGCCCGAGATGAACGCGCGCGGCCGGTATGTCGCGCCCGGGCAGACCATCGACCGGAACGGCATGGTCTCGGGCGATCCACCGGACACCTCGACGCTCTCGTTCTGGGTTTCGGGCCTCGCCTCGCCGTTCCGCACCTTCGGCGAGCGTGCCGAGTTCTATGTGCGCGCGAAGCTGACGCTGGAGAGCGACAAGGTACAGACCGCCGTTAACTCGCAATTCGGCGAGCTGCATATCGACGGCGGCGGCGACGTGCCGCCGTGGGAGAGGATCTTCGAGGCGCGGCTCGGCTACAAGTCGAGCACCGTTCCGGAGGAGGTTCGCTATCTCACGGCCGGCATCGACGTTCAAAAGGACCGGCTCATCTATGTGGTGCGCGGGTGGGGTTATCGGGGCACGTCTTGGCTGATCAAGCACGGCGAGCTGCACGGCAGCACTGCCGATCCGGAAATCTGGAACGATCTCGGCGATTTCCTCGCCACGCCGATCGATGGGACGATGATCAAGCTCGCCTTCATCGATAGCGGCTTCCGCCCAGGAAAGAAGGAAGGCGTCCCGGTCAACCGGGTCTATGAGTTCTGCCGTCGGCACCGCCGCTTCGTGTTCCCGACAAAGGGCTCCTCGCACACGATGCTGCGCCCGCTGATCAAGGCGCAGATCGAAGTCACCCAACAAGGCAAGGCGGCGAAATACGGCCTCGAGCTGATCCGTCTCGATACGGACCACTGGAAGTCTTTCGTCCACGAAAAGCTGGTGTGGCCCGCCGATCAGCCGGGCGCTTGGTATCTCCACAACGATGTGGACGAGAACTATTGCCGCCAGCTCGTCTCGGAGGTGCGCGTCACCACCGAGAACAACAAGCATCGGTGGATCGTGCGCTCGCGCGAAAACCACTTCCTCGACGCGGAGGCGATGGCCGCAGCGGCAGGCTTCCAGCTCAACGTACAGCATCTGCGCGGTGGGGGAGGACGCCCTCAACTTCCAACTGCCTCTGCGCAGCCAGTGGAGCCGGCGGACGTCCCCCCGCCGGCTCCACGACGACCAGAACAACCAAAGGCTCCGCCGCCGCCGGCGCCGGTAGTGAAGCGGACTAGCCGCTTCGCCAACCTCGCGTCGCGGCTCAATCAGTAGGTTCCGCAAAATGCAGACGAAGCCGCGCTATCGGATCGGCAGCGACGGGAGCAAAGCCCGGCTTGTCGAATACATGCCGGTCGGCCGTCCCAAGGTCGGCTCGTTCTACATGCGCGAGCAGCACTCGCCGTTCTTCTATTCGTGGACGCCTGCGCTGCGCGATCAGCGCGACGACGTGCGGCAGGGCTATTGGTATGCGGCGGCGCGCACCATCGACACGCTGCACAATTCCGGCTGGCTCGCGGGCGCCGTCGACCAGGCCGTCGTCAACATGATCGGCGACGGGCTCCGCCTCGCCGCAAAGCCCGACGCGGACGCGCTCGGCTGGACCAAGGAAGAGGCAGACAAGTGGTCGCGGGACGTGGAGCGCCGCTTCGAGGCCTATGCCTGCAACCCGGTCGAGGTCGATGCCGCCGGGAAGCAGACGCTCGGCCAGCTCACGCGCGCGGCCGTGAACAGCTATTTCAGCCACGGTGAGATCCTCGCCCTCCAGCCGCGCCTCCGGAACCCGTTCGCCAAGACGAGCGTGAAGCTCAAGCTGCTGCCCGCGCACAAGCTGCGGCAGGACAGCAACGGCCACGACATGTTCCAAGGCGTGATCATGACGATGTGGGGCTTCCCGCTCGCCTACAAGATCATGCTGCGCGTGCAGCCGGAGTGGGACGTGGAGTTTCCCGAGATCGTGCCCGCTCGCGATCCTGTCGGGCGGCGGCAAGTGCTCCACATCTTCGACGGCATCGCGGCCCAGGTTCGCGGCATCACGCCGCTGGCGCCCGCGCTCAAGATCGTGCGCCAGTTCGATAACCTCGCCGACGCGACGCTGCAATCGGCGCTCATTCAGGCGATCTTTGCCGCGACCATCCAGAGCGAGGCGCCCACCCAAGACGTGCTGCAGGCGTTGCAGGACGACGAGGAGCAGGGCGTCGCGGGCGGCAACATGGATCAACTGCTCGATGCCAAGGCGGGCTGGTACGAGCAGACCAAGATCGACCTCGGCCGCGGCGGCAAGATTGCCCACCTCTTCCCCGGCGAAGAGCTGAAGTTCAACGCCAACCAAACCCCGAACGACAACTACGAGAAATTCGCAAAGATGCTCCTGCGGGAAATCGCGCGATGCCTCGGCGTGACGTTCGAGACGCTGACCGGCGACTATAGCGGTGCCACCTATTCGAGCGTCCGGATGGCGACGAGCGAGACGTGGCCGACGACGCTCTATCGCCGCAAGCACATCGCCGCTCCGGTGTGTCAGGCGGTCTATGTCGCTTGGCTGGACGAGCAAATCGAGGCCGGACAGATCAGGTTCCCGGGCGGCATCGACGGCTTCCGCGAGAACATGGATGCCGCGACTAAGGCCGACTGGCGCGGCCCGCCAAAGCCGCAGGCGGATGATCTCAAGACCCAGAAAGCCCATGAAGGCTATCGCAACATGGGCGTGATCACTGACGAGCAGATTTGCGCGGAGCTCGGTCAGGACTGGGAGGACGTGTACGAGCAGCGCGAACGCGAGCTGAAGCTCCGCCAGAAGCTCGGCCTTCCCGAAGGCAACGTCGCCCAGGCTGCGCAGGACGACCGCATGGCCGACCAGCTCATAAAGGACGACAACAAGCCTGCTAAGAGCGGCGGCGACGAATAGCCTTCCACGCTCGATTTTTGGCCTGCTTCGCTTCGCGCACCGCCTCGTTCTCTCGGTAACGCTTCCGGATATTCGCGTTCTTGTCGGCGCGGCGGTCCGGATGACGCTGGCGGTCGATTACCTTCCAGCACTCCCGGCAAGTGGTGCTGAACCCGAAAGGCACCGCGCGGTTCCGGTGAAAGTTTTCGGGGCAGAGCATCTTGGCCTTCTGACAGACGGAGCACGGGCGACGGCCTTTGACGACGGTTGTTGCTGGCATTTTTGGAGACCGTAATGGCGACTGTTCAATGGGATGATCCGTGTGCGCGGTATGCCGCGCTGCGCGACGCATACTACCAGATTGTTTCGGGCGGCGGTGAGACACTCATTCGCCAGAAGGGGCCGGATGGCGAGCAGGAAGTCCGCTATCACGCTGCGGATCTCGACACGCTGCGCAACGAGATGAACTCGGCGCAGGCCGAGTGCGCCGCGCAGTCCGCAGGCACGAACCCTCGCCGCCGTTTCGCGATCCGCGCCGGTTCGCAGCGGTGGTTCTATCCCGGCCGTTACTGAAAGGCTGATCCATGTCGAACGTTCTCGTCCACATTGCCGACCGGGTGATCAACCGGCCGCTGATGATCCTTCCCGAGAAGCTGGCGCTGATCGCCTCCGTGCTCGAGGGGCGGATCGGCATCGATGCCACCGAGTTGAAGGATCTCGCGCAGGGCGCGCCCGACGCCTCACGGTTCGTCGGCAGCTCAATGAGCGAGGACGGGCAGCGATACAAGGTCTACCGCGTCGAGAACGGCGTGGCGATGATCCCGGTGCTCGGCTCACTCGTGAACCGGGGCGCGTGGCTCGGTGCGCGGTCGGGCATGACCTCCTATGAAGGCCTCGCCTACCAGCTCGCCCAGGCCACGGCGGATGATGACGTGAAGTCCATCGTCCTCGACATAGATAGCCCCGGCGGCGAGGCGGTGGGCGCCTTCGAGATGGCCGACAAGGTGCGATCGGCCGCGAAGTCAAAGCCCGTCGTCGCCGTCGTCAACGGCATGGCCGCATCGGCGGCTTACGCGATCGCGAGCGCCGCCTCGCAGATCGTAGCGACGCCCAGCGGCGTGGCGGGCTCGATCGGCGTGGTGCTGATGCACGCGGATTATTCCGTCGCGCTGCATCAGAAGGGCATCAAGCCCACGCTCATCCACGCGGGCGCTCACAAGGTCGA